TTTCATTGGGTAATCGGGCTTTGTCCCCGTGGGGACAGGGTGTTGCGTGGGGTTGCGTGCGGTTTTGTAACCTATTGGTAATAAAGTAAAACTTGACATTGCGCGCGCTCTGGGGTACATCTTTGGGCATGCTAGAGGACGTGGGCGAGCGGACTGGGGAATGATCCCCGGTGCCGCTTTTTTCATGCCTGTTCGGTCGGGGGACATACGGAAAGGTATGGGCCACGATGACAATACTAACCGAAAGCCAGGACGTCGCGCAGGGGGCCGAAGTTCTGGCCACGTTGCGTGATGCAATCAGCGATCTCAGGCGTGAGATCGAAGGGCTGACTGAAGAGGCTCAGTCCGAAGGTAAGACCAATGAAACGGCGGCGAAGCAGGCTTTGGGGAAACTCAAGGATCTGGTGATGCAATGTGCCAAAGCGGAGAACTATCTCAATGAGTGCAGAAGCAAACAGGCAGGGATTGCAAAAGGGGGCTATGCCCTCGATTTGGACAGGGCAAGGATTGAGATCGGGTGCAAACTGGATCGCCTGCGCAGATGCGGACGTCCAAACAGAGTTCCTGAATGAGCTGGATGAGGGAGAGCTTTTGGCTCTCCCTTATTTGTTTGATTTCTGGGCGATGGATCATCAGCTGCCACCCGAAGGTGCGTGGCGGACTTGGGTTGTGCTGGGGGGGCGTGGTGCGGGCAAGACGCGCGCGGGCGCCGAATGGGTGCGGTCGATGGTTGAAGGGTCGCGGCCTTTGGATGAAGGGCGTTGCCGGCGCGTGGCATTGGTGGGCGAGACCATTGAGCAGGTGCGCGAAGTGATGGTGTTTGGTGACAGTGGGATTTTGGCATGCTCGCCCGAGGATCGCCGTCCGGTTTGGGAGGCGGGGCGCAAACGTTTGGTCTGGCCCAATGGGGCGGTGGCGTCGGTGCATACGGCGCATGATCCCGAGGGGTTGCGCGGGCCGCAGTTTGATGCGGCTTGGGTGGACGAGTTGGCGAAGTGGAAGCGCGGGCAGGAGACGTGGGATCAGTTGCAGTTTGCTTTGCGCTTGGGCGAGGATCCGCGGGTCTGTGTGACCACGACGCCGCGGAATGTGGAGGTGTTGAAGCGGTTGCTGGCGTCGCCTTCGAGTGTGCAGACCCATGCGCCAACGGAAGCGAATGCGGCGAATCTGGCGTCATCTTTTCTGGAAGAGGTGAAGACGCGATACGAGGGGACGCGTTTGGGGCGGCAGGAGTTGGATGGTGTGTTGCTGGCTGATGCGGAGGGGGCGTTTTGGACGTCGGATGCGTTGGAGAAGGGGCGTGTTGATGAAGTGCCCGCGTTTGACCGGATTGTGGTGGGGCTGGACCCTGCAGCCTCTGCCGGGGCCGGGGCGGATGAATGCGGGATCGTGGTTGTTGGGGTCGTGACGAACGGGCCGCCGCAGGAGTGGCGGGGTGTTGTATTGGCGGACCGGACGGTGCAGGGGGCGACGCCTTCGGGCTGGGCGCGGGCTGCGATTGGCGCGATGGAGGAATTTGGCGCGGACAAGTTGGTGGCGGAGGTCAATCAGGGCGGTGCCATGGTGGGAGAGGTTTTGCGGCAGGTGGATCCTTTGGTGCCTTTGAAGTCGGTGCATGCCTCGCGTGGGAAGGTCGCGCGGGCGGAGCCTGTGGCGGCTTTGTACGAGCAGGGGCGTATTGCACATGCACGGGGGCTGGACGACCTGGAGGATCAGATGTGTCGGATGACGGCGCGGGGATATGAGGGCGGTGGATCGCCTGACCGGGTGGATGCGCTGGTATGGGCTTTGCACGAGGCGATGATTGAGCCTGCGGCGCATTGGCGGCGGCCTGCGGTGCGGTCCTTGTGAGGGCGGGAGGCGGACTTTTTTGAAAAGTCCGGTACGATTTCTTTTGAAGAAATCGGGGGCGCGTTTGGTGGAAGCCAAGCGCGCCTTTTTTTGTGTTGCGTGTGGGTGCGTGCGGTGGGGTCGCGAGGTCTTAAACTCTTTAAGTCAAATTGTTCTCAAGACGGATGGGCTGATTGGAGTTGGGCATGTTTGATTTTCTAAAGCGCGGGACGGCGGCGCACAGCGTGCCTGAGGCGAAAGCTTCGGCGACGGGCTTTGTTGTGAACGCGCAGACTTCTGGGCGTGTTGCCTGGAGCCCGCGTGATGCGGTGAGCCTGACGAAGACGGGTTTTCTTGGCAATCCGGTTGGGTTTCGGTCGGTCAAGCTGATCGCAGAGGCGGCGGCGGCCTTGCCTTTGGTCGTGCAGGATTGTGAGCGTCGATATGATGCACATCCGGTGGTTTCCCTGTTGGCGCGGCCCAATGGGGCGCAGGGCAAGGCGGAGTTGCTGGAGGCGTTGTACGCGCAACTGCTGCTCAGCGGGAACGGGTATGTGGAGGCTGTGGGCGAGGGTGTGCCTGCGGAGCTGCATGTGCTGCGGTCGGATCGGATGTCGGTTGTGCCGGGCGCGGATGGGTGGCCGGTGGCCTATGAGTATGCGGTTGGTGGGCGCAAGCATCGGTTCGCGGTTGGTGAGGGGGCCTCGCCCGTCTGTCACATCAAGGCGTTTCATCCGCAGGATGATCATTACGGGTTGGCTCCGATGCAGGCAGCGGCGATGGCGTTGGATGTGCATAATGCGGCGTCGCGCTGGTCGAAGGCGCTCTTGGACAATGCGGCGCGGCCTTCGGGGGCGATTACTTACAAAGGTGCTGAGGGTCAGGGCCACTTGAGCGCGGATCAGTATGACCGGTTGGTGGCTGAGATGGAGAGCCATCATCAGGGCGCGCGGAATGCGGGGCGGCCGATGTTGCTGGAAGGTGGGCTTGATTGGAAGCCGATGGGGTTCTCGCCTTCTGACATGGAGTTTCAGAAGACCAAGGAAAGTGCCGCGCGGGAGATTGCGCTGGCGTATGGTGTGCCGCCGATGTTGTTGGGCATTCAGGGGGATGCGACCTATGCGAATTATCAGGAGGCGCATCGGGCGTTCTATCGTTTGACGGTGTTGCCCTTGGCGACGCGGGTGACGGCGGCGCTGGCGCATTGGCTGGCGGGGTTCACGGGGGAAGCCGTGGAGGTGAAGCCGGATCTGGATCAGGTGCCAGCGCTTGCGGCGGAGCGGGATCAGCAGTGGGCGCGGGTGTCATCGGCGGACTTTTTGACGGAGGCCGAAAAGCGCAGTTTGCTTGGGTTGCCAGCGGTGGCTGCGGATGAGTGATGCGCCTTTGTATGAGCGGTTCGACTGTGCGCCGGGGTTGCGGCTGGAAGCGCATGAGCGGGTCTCGGCCATTCACCACGCGAATATGGTCGAGCGGATGCAGCGGATCGAGGAGATGATCGAGCGCATGGAGCGGCGGTTGTGGCTGACGGTCTACGGGGTTGTTGCGGTGATCCTGGCGCAGGCGGTGCAGGGCTTTTTGGTGGTGGCACCTTAAGCGGCGGAAATTTCAGGGAGAATGTCATGGGATATGACGTGGGTGACTTCGGCGGTGTGTCGGAGAACGGGGAAGGTTTGGAACGCAAGTTCATGGCATTTGACGCGATTGAGAGTGTTGAAGGCGGGACTGCGATCAGCGGGTATGCGAGCCTGTTCGGTGCCGTGGATCAGGGCGGTGATGTGGTTGAGGCGGGGGCTTATGGGGCTTCGTTGAAGGGGATCGCGGCGGCGGGGCGGTCGGTCAAAATGCTGTGGCAGCATGATCCGGCGCAGCCGATTGGCGTTTGGGATGAGGTCCGTGAAGACGGCAAGGGGCTGTTCGTCAAAGGGCGCATTCTGGACACTGTGGCCAAGGGGCGCGAGGCGATTGCGCTGATTGAGGCGGGGGCGATTGACGGGCTGTCGATTGGCTATCGCACGGTGAGAGCCACGAAGAATACCAAGGGCCAGCGGCTCTTGTCGGAACTGGAGCTTTGGGAGGTGTCAGTGACGGATGAGCGGAATGGCAAACGGGGATGTGTCCCCGGCTGAGGAAGTGCGCGCGGCGGTGACGGGATTTGTCACTGACTTCAAGGGCTTTCAGGGCGAAATTGAGACGAAACTTAAACAAACGGAAGAGCGTATGACCATGCTGGATCGAAAAATGACTGTGCCTGCACGCACCCCTCTGGGCGGGGTTGAGGATGCTGGTGCGCCGCATCAGAAGGCGTTCAACGCTTATCTGCGCAACGGCGATGACGACGGCCTGCGTGGGCTGGAGCTGGAGGGCAAATCGCTTTCGACGGCGGTGAACTCGGACGGTGGCTATCTGGTGGATCCGCAGACCTCTGCGACTGTGCAGTCGGTGCTGAATGCAATGGCGTCTGTGCGTGCGATTGCCTCTGTGGTTCAGGTTGAAGCGACGTCTTATGACGTGCTTGTCGATCACACCGACGTCGGTGCGGGTTGGGCGACGGAAGCCGGTTCGGTTGCTGAGACGGACACGCCGGTGATTGACCGTATCACGATTGGTCTGCATGAACTGAGTGCTTTGCCGAAGGCGTCACAGCGTCTGCTGGATGACAGCGCGTTTGACATCGAAGCCTGGCTGGCGGGGCGCATTGCGGACAAGTTTGCACGTGCTGAGGCGGCTGCCTTTGTGAACGGTGATGGCGTTGATAAGCCCACGGGTTTCCTGACGCATGCGACGGTTGACAATGATGTCTGGGCCTGGGGCAACCTTGGCTATGTGCCATCCGGTGCCAATGGCGATGTCACGGCCGAGGCGATTGTGGATCTGGTCTATGCGCTGGGTGCGCAGTACCGGGCGAATGGGTCTTTCGTGATGAACTCCAAGGTGGCTGGTCTTGTGCGCAAGCTGACCGATGGCGACGGGCGTTTCTTGTGGTCTGACGGTTTGGCGAATGGCGAGCCTGCGATGCTGATGGGCTATCCTGTGCTGGTGGCCGAGGACATGCCGGATGCGGGCAGCGACAGCTTCTCTATCGCGTTTGGTGACTTCCGTGCGGGCTATACCGTGGCCGAGCGTCCTGATCTGCGCATCCTGCGCGATCCGTTCAGCGCCAAGCCGCATGTGCTGTTTTATGCGACCAAGCGTGTAGGCGGTGATGTGTCTGACTTTGCCGCGATCAAGCTGCTGAAATTCGGCACGGCCTAAGCGCCGCCGAAGAGGGGCCGGGGTGTCAAAGCCCCGGTCCGGGCGCGCGGCTGCGAAGTCTGTCTTGCCTAGCTGCTCCCCTCTGACCGAGCAGGGCGGATGGTTGCGCGTCCGGGTTCAGTTGCGAACCCGGATGGATGAGGGACGAAATTTGGAGATGTCCACATGTTGATCGAAGAAACACCCATTCCCGATGCGGTGCTGCCGCTGGAGGCGTTTAAGGCTCATCTGCGCATGGGCAGTGGCTTTGGGTCAGACGATGTGCAGGACGGGGTGATCGCGTCTTTCCTGCGGGCTGCGATTGCAGCGGTAGAGGCGCGCACCGGCAAGGCGGTGCTGACGCGGGAGTTTTGTCTGGCGGTGACGGGCTGGCATATGAGCGACGTACATGTGTTGCCGATTGCCCCTGTCGTGTCGATAGAGCGTGTTGAGCAGGTGGCGGCGGATGAGACGCGCACGGTGGCTGATCCGGCGGGGTATTACCTGCAACGTGATGCGCAGCGTCCAAAGTTGCGCGGCACGGCGGTTTTGCCTGAGGTGCCCAAGGGTGGGGCGGTTGATGTGGTGTTTCAGGCAGGATTTGCGCCCGAGTGGGCCAATGTGCCTTCTGATCTGCGTCAGGCGGTGCTGATGTTGGCCGCGCATTATTATGAGTACCGCAATGACACCGGGCTTTCTGAGGGGTGCATGCCGTTCGGCGTGAGCGCGTTGATTGAGCGCTACAAGCAAATGCGTCTGGGCACCGGAGTGGCACGATGAGCTTGCCACGGTTGAACCGCGCTTTGGTGCTGGAAGCGCCGGAACGTGTGAGTGACGGGGCCGGAGGCTTTGTCGAAGGTTGGGTCGTGCTGGGCACGCTTTGGGGTGAGATCACTGCACGGACGGGCCGTGAGACCGCAAGCAGCGGTGCGCCGGTTAGCCGTGTTGGATACAAGATCGTGGTGCGCGCGGCCCCATTTGGCACGCCTGAGCGGCCCATGGCGGAGCAGCGATTGCGCAGTGGCACCCGGCTTTTCACCATTGAGGCAGTGGCCGAGCATGATGCGGATGGCCGCTATCTGACCTGCTTTGTGAACGAGGAGGTGGTGGTATGAGCTTTGCGATGTCGGGGGTTTTGCAGGCGTCGATATATGACGCGCTGGTGAGCGACGCGGCTTTGGGCGCGATTGTGGGGGCGGCGATCTATGATGCGGTGCCGTCGGGCGCTTTGCCGCCGATCTACGTGCGGCTGGGCAGCGAGAGTGCGACGGATGCGTCAGATGGCAGTGGTTCGGGCGCGGTGCATAAGTTTTCTGTTTTCGTGATCACCACGAACCCCGGATTTGCACAGGCCAAGGCAGCAGCGGCGGCTGTGAGCGACGTGCTGCACGACGGCGATCTGGCGTTGAGCCGGGGGCGGCTGGTGTTCCTGCGGTTTGAGCGGGCGACGGCGCGGCGGGTTGAGAGCGAGGCGACGCGGCGGATTGAGATGCGCTTTGTCGCGCGTGTTCAGGACGACTGAATTTTAGATTTCCAAGGAGAGATGTGATGGCTGTTCAGGCAGGTAAAGACCTTTTGGTCAAAGTGGATATGACAAGCGATGGGCAGTTTGAGAGCATCGCAGGGCTGCGTGCGACGCGCGTGAGCTTCAATGCGGAGCCCGTCGATGTGACGACGCTCGACAGCGAGGGCGGCTGGCGTGAGCTGCTGTCGGGCGGCGGTGTGCGGTCGGCGGCGATCTCTGGGTCGGGTGTCTTTCGCGATGAGGGCACTGATGAACGTGCCCGGCAGTTGTTCTTTGACGGGCTGACGCCGGATTTTCAGATCGTGATCCCGGCGTTCGGAATTGTGGAAGGGCCGTTTCAGGTGACGTCCCTTGAGTATGCGGGGCAATTGAATGGCGAGGCGACCTATGAGCTGAGCTTGCAATCGGCGGGCACGATGGTGTTCACGCCTGATCTGGTGGTCTGAGCATGGCCAATCGGTGGAGGGGAGATGTAGCGCTGGTTGTTGAGGGCAAGCGTTGTGTTGCGCGGCTGACGCTGGGGGCGTTGGCCGAGCTGGAAGAGGGGCTTGGCGAAGCCTCTCTGGTGGGGCTGGTGGAGCGGTTTGAGAACAGCCGTTTCACCAGCCGGGATGTGGTGGCTTTGCTGGGTGCTGGTTTGCGTGGTGGCGGGGCCGAGATTTCCGATGAGGCTGTGAGCCATGCTGAGATCGAGGGCGGGCCGATGGCGGCAGCTAAGGCTGCGGCGGAGTTGTTGGCGCGGGCGTTTGTGGTGCCGGAGTGAGCAGTGGCTTGGATTGGCCCGCGCTAATGCGGGTGGGGCTGCATCGGTTGAGGCTGGAGCCTGCGGTGTTCTGGGGTCTGACGCCCGTGGAATTGCAGGTGATGCTGGGCGGGACCGGGGCCGACAAGCCGATGTTGAGCGATGGATTGGCGGCGCTGATGGCGGCCTATCCAGACGGAAAAGAGGGAACGGGCGATGAGTGATTTTGATGATTTCGGTGGACTGGAAGATCAGGCTGAGGGGCTGAATGGAACCCTCGCGACGACTGGCACGCTGGTGGCTGGATTTGACGGTGAGCTGCGGCGGATGTCGAAGTCACTGGCGGCCACGGGGCAGGATGTTCAAACGCTAGAGAAGGGTCTGAGCAAGGGGTTGCGCAAAGCGTTTGATGGCGTGGTCTTTGATGGCTTGAAGCTGTCGGATGCTTTGAAGACGGTCGCACAATCGCTGGTGAGCACGACGTATAACGCGGCGTTGAAACCTGTGACCAATCACTTTGGCGGGCTGATTTCGCAAGGCGTGGGATCACTGGTGCAGGGCATCTTGCCCTTCGCGGATGGCGCGCCGTTTTCACAAGGGCGCGTGATGCCCTTTGCCAATGGGGGAGTGGTGAGTTCTGCGACAACATTCCCGATGCGCGGTGGCACCGGATTGATGGGCGAGGCGGGGCCAGAGGCGATTATGCCGCTGGCACGCGGGCCTGACGGCAAGCTGGGCGTGCGCGGTGGTGCGGGCGGTGGTGTGACCGTGAACATGAACATCTCGACACCTGATGTGCAGGGGTTCAGCCGCTCACAGGCGCAGATTGCGGCGCAGATGAGCCGGGCTTTGTCCTCTGGCAATCGCAATCGGTAATTGAAGAACAGGAGCAGCGGCATGGATTTTCACGATGTAAGGTTTCCCCCGTCCTTGAGCTTTGGCGCGATTGGTGGGCCGCAGCGGCGCACGGATATTGTGACGCTCGCGAATGGATTTGAAGAGCGCAATACGCCCTGGCAGCACTCAAAGCGCAGCTATGATGCCGGACTTGGCATGCGCTCTGTGGATGATTTGCAAGTGTTGATCGGGTTTTTTGAAGCGCGGCAGGGGCAGTTGCATGGGTTTCGTTGGAAAGACTGGTCCGACTATAAATCTGGGCGCGCGACATTGGATGCGGTCTTTGACGACCAAAGCATCGGGTATGGTGACGGGGTCGCGACGGATTATCAGATCATGAAAACCTATCGGTCCGGGGAGCAGTTGTACCGTCGCCCGATCACCAAGCCTGTTGCGGGCACCGTGAAGGTTGGGATTGAGCAGGATGAGCTGCAAGAGGGCCTGGACTACGAAGTGAATGTCAATTCAGGCGTCATTTCGTTCACGGCGGCACCTGATCCGGGCATGGAAATCTACGCAGGCTATGAGTTCGATGTGCCCGTGCGGTTCGATACGGACCGCATTCTTGCGAGTGTTGAGAGCTTTCAGGCGGGGCAGGTGCCATCGGTGCCGGTGATTGAGGTGCGGATCTGATGGTGGGCATGAACGCGGCGCTTCAGGCGCATTTGGAAGGTGGTTTGACCACAGTTTGTCATTGCTGGCAGATTGTGCGGGGCGATGGTGTGCGGTTTGCGTTTACCGATCATGATTTGCCGTTGACCTTTGATGGGGTGACATTCCGCGCGGATGCGGGGCTAAGCGCCAAGGCGATTGCGCAGACGACTGGTTTGTCGGTGGACAATACGGAGGCGATTGGCGCGCTGTCCGACGCCTCTATCCGCGAGGACGAGATCGAGCAGGGGCGCTTTGATGGTGCCGAGGTGCAGGCGTGGCTGGTGAACTGGTCGGATGTGTCGCAGCGATGGTTGCAGTTTTGCGGAACCATTGGTGAGCTGAAGCGCGTGGATGGCATGTTCCACGCGGAACTGCGCGGGCTGACAGAAGCGTTGAACCGGACGTTGGGGCGGATCTATCAGAAGCCTTGTACGGCGGTGTTGGGTGATGCGCAGTGTCGGTTTGATGTGACTTTGCCGGGGTACAGCACTGTTCTGGATGTAGAGGTTCAGGAAGACGGGCGGCGCTTTGTTTGGGATGCGCTGCCCGGATTTGACGAAGAGTTTTTCATTCGGGGTCGCATTGATGTGCTGGATGGCCCTGCGGCGGGGCTTTGGGGGCTGATCAAGCATGACCGCGTGCGCAATGGCGTTCGGATCATTGAGCTTTGGGAAGCGATCAAGGGTGATGTTGGTGCTGGCACGCAAGTGAAGCTGACGGCTGGCTGCAATAAGCAGCTTTCGACGTGTCGCTTGAAGTTCAACAATATTATTAATTTTCAGGGGTTTCCAGATCTTCCGGGTGAGGATTGGGTTGTGTCCGTTCCCAAGGCGAGTGGCACGAACACCGGGGGGTCGCTGCGATGAGCGGTGCTCAGATTGTGACCGCTGCACGTGCTTGGATCGGGACGCCTTACGTGCATCAGGCGTCCCGTTTGGGTGCCGGGTGCGATTGTCTTGGACTGCTGCGTGGTGTTTGGCGTGAGCTTCATGGTGCAGAGCCAGAAGCGGTTCCGGCCTACAGTATGGATTGGTCGGAGCCGCAGGGTGAGGAACGGCTTTGGGCTGCAGCTTTGCGGCATTTGGGCGCAAAGCTGCGCGATGATGATGCAGTGGGCGATGTCATCCTGTTTCGAATGCGGGATGGCGGTGTGGCCAAACACCTCGGTATCCAGAGCTGTGTTGGGCAAAAGCCCAGTTTTGTGCATGCCTACACCGGGCACGGCGTCGTTGAGAGCCCTTTGAGCTTGCCTTGGCGGCGGCGGATTGTGGCGCGATTTCAATTTCCTGAGGAGAGCAACTGATGGCGACGGTATTATTTTCGGTCGCGGGTGCGGCCATTGGTGGTTCAATCGGGGGGACAGTTGCGGGACTGTCTTCTGTGGCGATCGGACGCGCGGTTGGTGCGACCTTGGGGCGGGTGATTGACCAGCGGCTGCTTGGGCAGGGCGGCCAGGCGATTGAGACGGGAAAAGTGGATCGGTTCCGCGTCACCGGCGCGGGCGAGGGTGATCCTATTGTGCAGACTTACGGCCGCATGCGGCTGGGGGGGCACGTGATCTGGGCCTCTGATTTTTTGGAAAGCACAACTACAACAGGCGGTGGTAAAGGCCGCAGCCGTCAGCCCGAGACCACGGAATATAGCTATACCGTCAGCCTTGCCGTCGCGGTTTGTGAAGGTGAGATCACGCGTATCGGGCGTGTCTGGGCAGATGGCGAAGAGATCGCAGCGGATTCGTTGAATATGAGCGTTTACCCCGGATCAATGGATCAACTGCCTGATCCCGTGATTGAGGCGATTGAAGGGGCCGGGATGGTGCCAGCCTATCGTGGCACGGCCTACGTGGTTATGGACAACATCAGTCTGTCGGTCTTTGGCAATCGTATTCCGCAGTTCTCATTCGAAGTCTTGCGGCCAGAGCAGCCGGGCGTTGCAGGTGTCGAGCATACGCCTGCGTTTGGTATTGAAGGCGCAGCATTGATCCCAGGAACAGGGGAATATGCGATTGCGACATCGCCTGTGAGTTATCAGGTTGAGGAAGGTGCCTACGTCAGTGCCAATATCTCGACCCCCGCTGGGAAACCTGATTTCACGGTGGCGACAAATGCCCTTACGGAGGAATTACCAAATCTTGTGGCTGCTTCTTTGGTGGTGTCATGGTTTGGTGACGATCTGCGCTGTGGCGAATGCTCGATAAGGCCGAAGGTCGAGAATTCTGAGTTTGATGCTGAGGATGCGCCTTGGGTTGTTTCGGGGTTGGAACGCAGCGATGCATTGCAGATTGTTCAAGAGGACGGACGTCCAATATATGGGGGTACGCCAACGGACAGTTCTGTCATGGAGGCGATCCAATCGTTGAATGCTGCGGGCAAGGCGGTGATGTTCTATCCGTTCATTCTGATGGATCCCTATACTGGGAATACGCTGCCCGATCCTTACAGTGATAACGAATACCAACCGAATCTGCCCTGGCGCGGACGCGTGACCACGTCAAAAGCGCCCGGACAGCCGGGCTCTCCCGATGGCACAAGTGCTGCGGACGCTGAGATCCTTGCCTTCTTCGGTTCGGCGACTGCGGCCAGTTTTTCTGTTGTCGATGGAAAGATCCTGTTTGCCGATGACCGTGAAGAAGTGGCACCGCCCACAACCGGGGGCACGGGCGACGGTGGCACGCAGACTGGGACAGGTGGCGGCACGTCTTCGGACACCGGTGGTGGTGGTGGTGGATTCAGCGGCGGCGGAGGCCAAGAAGGCGGCGGAGGCGACGGTGAAACCGGGGGTGGTGATGGCGGCGGCACGGGCAGTGGTGGTGGTTCGGGTGGGCAGGCGACCCAAGAACCGACTTTCGTGTTTGTCGATCGGCGCGACAACTGGACATTTTCGCGTTTTATTTTGCATAACGCCTATTTGTGTCGTGAAGCCGGCGGGGTCGATGCCTTTTGCATTGGGTCAGAAATGCGCGCCATGACACAGGCGCGCGGGAGCGGGGGGCAGTTTTTGTTTGTCCAGTTGTTGCGTGGACTGGCAGCTGAGGTGCGCAGCATCCTTGGACCTGAAACCAAGATCAGCTATGCGGCGGACTGGTCCGAATACTTTGGATACCAGCCAGCCGATGGATCAAACGACCGATACTTTCATTTAGATCCCCTGTGGGCCGATGACAACATCGATTTTATCGGCATCGACAATTATATGCCGCTGGCTGATTGGCGCGACACCCAAGGTCATCTGGATGGCCAGATGTGGGATGCGACCTACAATCTTGAGTACCTCAAAAGCAATATTGAGGGTGGCGAGGGCTTCGATTGGTTTTACCATTCGCCTGAGGCGCGCGATGCGCAAATCCGCACTGCGATCACTGATGACGCCTATCAGGAGCCTTGGGTTTACCGGAACAAGGACATTCACGGATGGTGGGCACATTTCCATCATGACCGGATCGGTGGTGTGCGTCAGGCGGCATCAAGTGCTTGGGTGCCGGAATCAAAACCAATTTGGTTCACTGAATATGGCTGTGCAGCCGTAGACAAAGGGGCCAACCAGCCGAACAAATTTCTGGATCGAAAGTCCTCTGAGAGCCGGTTGCCCTACTACTCGAACGGTGCACGGGATGAATTGATGCAGATGCAGTATCTGCGTGCCATGTCGGAGCATTGGAAAGACCCTGCCAATAACCCGGTGTCGCAAGAGTATGAAGGGCAGATGCTGGACATGAGCCGTGCCTTTGTCTGGGCATTTGACACGCGGCCTTACCCGTTCTTCCCAAACAATGTCGAGAAGTGGAGTGATGGGGAGAATTATACGCGAGGCCACTGGATCAACGGGCGGACTGCGGGGCGATCTTTGGCCTCGGTCGTATCTGAGATCTGCAGGCGCGCTGGACTAAGCAAGTTCACGACGGCTGGCCTTTACGGTTATGTCCGAGGCTATGCTGTCGAACAGGTGACGGATGCACGCTCCGCGTTACAGCCGTTGATGATCCGGTACGGTTTTGACGCTATTGAACGTGACGGGATCTTGCAGTTTCGGATGCGTGATGGGCGGCAGGCTATTCCGCTGGATGCAGATAAGTTAGCTGTGACATCGGAGCTTGAAGGTATCACAGAGCAAACACGCGACGCAGATGCCGAAGTTTCGGGCCGCATGCGGTTGCGGTTTGTGCAGGCGGATGCGGATTTCGATGTGATATCCGAAGAAACTGTGCTGGCAGATGAGGCGACACATGCTGTTGCTGGCTCTGAGGTGAACCTTGCGATGACACGCGGGGAGGGACGTCAGGTTGTTGAGCGCTGGCTAACCGAGGCGCGGGTGGCACGCGATACATTACGCGTGGCGTTGCCCCCATCGCAGATGTGCATTGGTGCGGGGGACGTGGTCGAATTGCCGGGTGAGGGGCTTGAACGGTCTGCCTTGTACCGGGTCGATCGGGTGGAACAATCAGACGTACAGCTTATTGATGCGGTGCGGATCGAACCTGAGGTCTATGACCTTGCCGATATCTTTGACGAGATCGTGCAATCGCGTCAATTTGTGCCGCCTGTGCCAGTGGTGTCTCACTTTCTGGACTTGCCGTTGTTGCGCGGGGATGAAGATCTTTACGCGCCACATATCGCAGCCACTGCAAAGCCGTGGCCGGGGTCTGTTGCTGTCTTTCAGTCCAGTAGTGATGCGGATTATTCTTTGAACACACTCGTGGAGAGCCGGACGACCGTTGGTGTGACCCGCACTGCCCTGCCTTCTGCATGTTCAGGGCTAATGGACCGAGGCGACGTGTTGGAAGTGAAACTGATCAGCGGTGCATTGTCGTCGGTCGGGGAAGAGGCGCTCTTGAGCGGTGCCAACATGGCCGCGATTGGCGATGGCAGTGCAGACAATTGGGAGGTCTTCCAGTTCGCAGAGGCCGAATTAGTCGCCCCTCAAACCTATTGGCTGAGCAAACGCCTGCGAGGGCAGGCCGGTTCTGATGGATTGATTCCGGGCAGTTGGCCCGAGGGCTCTGATTTCGTCCTATTGGATGGCGTGCCGTCACAGATCCAACTTAGCCCGAACCTGCGTCGGGTCGCACAGAACTTTCGGATCGGGCCAGCGTTGCGTGGCTACGATGATCCTTCATATCGTCACTCTGTTGTGGCTTTCGATGGCAATGGTTTGCGGCCATATAGCCCGTGTCATCTGCGAAGTGCGAAACAACCCGGTGGTCAGTACGATATATCTTGGATCAGGCGGACGCGTGAAGGCGGCGACAGCTGGGATACGCCGGACGTGCCTTTGGGGGAAGAGAGCGAGAACTACGTGGTACGCGTGTTCAAAGACGGCGCGCTTATGCGCGAGACTATGGTTCCAGTACCCTCATGGCAGTATGACACAGCGGCGCAGGCGGCTGATGGTGTGACAGCACCCTTCAATGTCTCAGTTGCTCAGGTGTCTGCGATATACGGGGCGGGATTGCCGCAACAAGCCTACGTTGCAGCGTGA